GATTTTCGAATTATCGACAGGCTGGCGGAAACAACACGCTCACTGCTTATTAAGGGCCGATCCAGGCGGGCGGACCTTGGAAAGGCAAGACTGATGGACATGTTCGGGGACGATGATTTTTCCCTTGGGCGTGGACTGATGGAGGGGCTGTCGTGAGCGGGATGGATGAAGCAAGAAACACGCGGACAGGCGGGAAAGGAATGGAGGGCGGACTGACGTGGGTAAAACATCAAGGAAAATTAGGCGCAAGTCAGAACGGGCGATAGGATATTTAAAAGGCCTTGACGCGGGTTTGAAAAACACGGTCAGCCAGGCGGTTGCGCAAATATCCCCCTATTTCTTTTCCTCGCTTGCTATTGTCCTAAAAAAAAGAATGGAGCTAAGCGATGATAAGATTGTTGAAATGATGACCGACGTATACAAGCTGATGACCGAAACACCCAACTTGCCGGAGCTGGTGGAGGAGGCGGAGAAAGAAACGGGCGTTGTATTTAACTTCGGGGACCCGTTTGAGCTGATAAAGGAGGGGGAATGATGAACCTAAAATACACGGCGGATGAATATCTGAACGCCGGACTTTTCAGTGACAATGTGGCGGATGAAGGCGTTGAACTGCACACCAAAGCGTTTGTTAAATGCGCGAAGGGGTATAGCTGCGTTGAGTGCGGAGGCGTGATATGCAAGGGGGACTTCGCTTTGAGCGAGCGGCTGCTATTTGACGGCAAATGGCACTGCGCCTATACCTGCGTAGCGTGCCTTGACGAGTGGCTTGACTTAGTGAAAGGGGTGGAGGGATGAGCGTATATACAAAGCTGAGCGAGATGACCTTATGCATATTGCAGGTGCTGTACATTATCGGGTACAGGTGGCTGGCCAAGGACAGGCACGGGGTTTTAAGGGCGTACAAAATAAGGCCGGACAAACTGAGCGGCTGCTGGTACAGCCCGTATGACGAGTTGTTTATCCCCAAAGGCGAGAATACGCAGGAAGTATACGGCCTTTGTGATTGGAAGGACATAGTGCCGGTGGGGATAAAGAGGGTGCTGGAGATGAACGGAGCGCAAGTGATTAACGGCAAGGGGTATAGCAAGATGACAGCGGAGGACTTGCGGGTAATTATGGAGGACGAAAATTTAAGCGTGAGGCGGCTGAGCCGGACGATCGGGTATAGCAGAGAGTATATCAAGCGGGTATTGAGCGGGGCTATCCCCATACGCATACACTTTGAACAGGCTTTGCTGGACCTGCTGGCAGGCGGGAGGCGGCATGTGGTGATAAAGCACGGGAGGGGGAAAAGCGATGATTAGCGCTTGGCATTTGCTGTGGATCGTGCCTTTATCGGGTTTTGTGGGGATAGTGGTTGCGGCGCTGTGTTTTGCGGCGGGAAGCGAAAGCCCCTATTCTGTGCCGGCGCCGAAGGAACCGAACCCGAAAATAAAGGCCGATGAAAGGGAAGAGGAATTAAATAGCGCGTTTAAGAATTTCTACGAAATGCAATTTTATAAGGAGAAGTCAAAGGAGGCGCAACCATGAATTGCAGTATGTGCGGCAGCAAGACCAAGGTGCTTGAAACAAGGCTTATTGACGGTACCAGCAGGCGGCGGCGGGAGTGCTTAGACTGCGGGTTTAGGTTTTATACACGGGAGCGGGTTGAAAGGGCGACGGGAATGATTACCAATATGGAGCGTGTCTGCTCCATGACGGAAAGGCAGCTTGCCAAAGCGATTAACAAATATCTCGTTGATGACCTATGCGAATTGATTTGTGACAATATTGGGTGCAAGGCTAAAAACAATGAGCAGTGCATAGGATTTATAGTTGATTGGCTTAAAAAAGAGGCGGCGGAGTGACGGGAGATAAAAGCTATCCTTAAAAGAAAGCAAGGCACGAACAACAAAGCATGTTTTAAAAACCGCAAACGTTTGCGGGTTTGAAAGGAAGAAGGCATTGAAGCGGGAACAAGAGGATAAAGTCATCAGGGTTAAAAACCGGGACATTATTAAGCTGCAACGGGTGGTAAGCCTAATGCAGGATATACGGGCGCTGGAGGATAGGAGGGGCTGGCAGAAAGACCGAATGACAAACATAACGCAGCACCTTAGCTTTGCGCCCGGAGGCAGAACACCGCAGGGATTGGATGCCGCTTATGCCTCCCTTAGCGAACTTGAAGGCAAGCACAGGCAGAAGGTAAAAGCCTATGCGCGGGAATTGAGGGCGACTGAAAGAATATTAAACAGCATTGAAAACCCCAATATGCGTACATTCGTGGTGATGATGTATGTGTTGAACTTAACTCATAGAGAGGTAAGAGCCGAGCTAAACATGAGCGAATGGGGTTTTAGAAGAGCAAAAGAGGCGGTAGAGCAGGCTAAAAGCATGGAGCGGGTAGTATGGAGGGAGAGGTATATATTTGACAATCAAGACTAAAGCTTAACGCATCAGGTAAAACAGGAATGGAAGAAACCGCCCTGAAACACTACATGTAGTATTTCAGGCGTCAAGCTCACTTGATTCTCAAGGGGGAATATGTTAATGTGATAACGCGTAGAGGTACGCAAAGCGGGACGTCGTACCTCTACGCCGTAGAAGCGCAAAAAATTTTATAAGACGGCGATAGACGATAGGAAAGCGTTTATCGCTGTTTTTTATGCCCTAAAAAAGGAGACGTGTTATGTCACAAGCGTTTTTGCATGTGGATATAAGCCATCTTACCAGAACAATTATGGAGCTGCGGGCAATCCACACACAAAGAGAGTTTGAGCTTCTTATGTGGCGTGCCTTTAGCCATACGGGAGCGAAGGTTAAGACCATATTAAAAAAAGAAATACCCAAAGAATACCATGCCAAGCCGTCATGGATCGGACAGAATATCGGGCCCCCCAGAACAGAGTTTGGAGGATTTGGCGGGGCGCAGGTAAGCTGCTCTATTCCGGTTGAGGGCGAAAGAGGCGTACTTGGGCGGCAGGTTTACGCGGCCGGACCGAGAGGCCGCAGGCCAAAAGGGAAGCGGTATAAAATCACGGCGCAAATTGTAAAGGGACAAAAGAGCGTACTGCCCGAAACCCTGCCCAACCAGGGCGGGAATCCCCCGTTTATATCCAGCGCGAGAAAAAGCGGGAAAACACGCTACGCGCGTGACAATAAAGGACGCTTTACAAAGGGCAATATCAGCGGCAATGTGAAAGGTATTGTATTTACTAGAAAGACAAAAAACCGCCTACCTATCGTGCGGGTGGTTGCCCGAGGCGTACCGCAAATGCCTATAGCCAGAAGCCAGGACGCAATACAGGAGCAAATCGCGCAACACCTTAGGGGACGGATGGAGCATGAGCACAGACGCTTAATAAACAGGGTAAGAAGATAAAAAAGGCGGTGAGAATATGGCGATCTGCCTGACAAAAAAGGAATTAGCAAACGTTGCCGGGTATACTTACCGGCGGCTATATGATATTGACAGAAATTTACCGGATGACGAAAAGCTGTTTGTTCCCGGGGAAAACGGAAAGTATGACCTGGCCATATTTGTACAGCGCTGGGTTGCCTACAACGTTTCCAGAGAACAGGGAACGAGCAGGAGCTTGGAGGAAGTACGGGCAGTACATGAAATAGTAAAGACCCGCAAGACTGAACTTGAGGTACAAAGGCTTGAGGGGCGAATGGTTGACGTGCAGGACGTGAGGCGTTTATGGGCGGATATCGCCAACGCCGTGATGCAGAACATGATACGCCTGCCAAGCGCCGTGGCGCCTATGCTGCTGATGATGGATAACGTTGGAGAGATCAGCTCAATACTGGATAGAGCAATACGCGAGATACTGAACCAAACAGCTGAAACCCCTTTACCGGCATATGCCGCGGCTGAGGAAGAAACGGACAAGGAAGGCGTACCGGAAGACGAGGCGGAGGAAGAAACGGAGGAATAAAAGGTGGCTTTACAGGAATTAGCAAGGCTGACCCTTGAGATGTTCCGGCCGCCTATCTTACAGACGGTGAGCCAGTGGGCGGACACCAACCGTGTTTTGGTGCCGGAAAGCAGCGCGGAGCCGGGCCCTTGGAGAACGAGCCGGGCACCCTATCAAAGGGAAATTATGGACAGCTTTACTGATCCTGCCGTGTGGAAAATCGTGATGATGACCAGCACACAGGTAGGCAAGACGGATATGTCCTTAAACATGCTGGGGCGTTCTATTGACGTGGACCCGGGGCCTGCCCTATACGTACAGCCGAGCAAGGACTATGCCGAGGACTTCTCCAAGCGGCGTGTCGCGCCAATGATAGCGGCGTGCAAACCGCTGAGAATGAAGGTATATGAAGCGAAAAGCAGGGACTCAAACAATACCATTACCATGAAAACATTTCCGGGCGGCAGTGTGGCTTTTACAGGAGCGAACAGCCCCACCGAGCTGGCAGGCCGCCCTATACGTTACGCGTTTATGGACGAGGTAGACCGATTTCCCGCGAGCGCGGGGTCGGAGGGGGATCCGGTGCGGCTTGTGGAGAAAAGAACAGATACGTTCCGGCACAACCGAAAGGTAGTGCTCACCAGCACGCCAACCTTGAAAGGAGTAAGCAAAATTGAGAAGGAGTATTTAGCCGGTACACAAGAAGAATGGCAGGTCGAGTGCCCGCATTGCGGGGAGTACAGCTTTATACGCTTTCCCGATATTAAGTTTAAAAAAGAGGACTTTGAGGAGAACGGGGAAAAGGGTTATAGGGTATTAAGCGTTGTTTGGAGATGCAAGCACTGCCATAGAGAAACAAGTGAACACCGGACAAAGCGGCAGCCCGCTAAATGGGTATCAAGGAACCCGGACGCCATTGAAAACGGCATCCGCTCATTTCATTTAAACGCCTTTGTTTCTCCATGGAGTGACTGGAAAGCAATTGTGCTTGATTTCCTTAACGCCAAGGACGACCCGGAGGAATTGCAAACCTTTTACAATACGGTGCTGGCTGAAAGTTGGGAGCTGCGAGATAGAAGCGGCAAGCCGGAGAAGCTATACCAGCGCAGAGAACACTATAACGCCGAGGTGCCGACGGGTGTGCTGGTGATGACCTGCGGAATTGACACCCAAGATAACCGCCTTGAGTACGAAGTGGTGGGATGGAACAGGTTTGAAGAAAGCTGGGGCATTGACCGGGGGATTATCCCCGGACGGCCGGACAGCCCGGGTGTGTGGGAGGAAGTGGACGCCCTGCTTGACCGTGAGTGGAAGATGGCAAACGGCATGGCGATGCGCGTTATGGCAACTTTCGTGGACAGTGGAGGACATTTTACCGACGAGGTTTACGCTGCCTGCGAAAAGCGGGAGAGCCGACGTGTTTGGGCTATCAAGGGCGAAACAGGAGAAGGCAAGCCCTATGTGCGCCTGATGAAAAAGAGCGCGAGGTCAAGCGAAAAAGTGAAATTTATGATTGGCGTTGACTCCGGGAAGGAGGCCATCCTCTACGCTACGGGCGTTGAGCGGGTTGGCCCCCGGTACATGCACTTTCCAATAGAGCCTAAATGCGGCTATGACCTTGAATTTTTTAGGGGGTTGATTAGCGAAAAGTTAAGGGTAATCAGGCGGGGCGGGCGCAACATTATGTCGTGGGAAAAAATATACGAACGCAATGAGCCTTTGGACTGCCGCAACTACGCAAGGGCAGCTTATAAATTTTTCAACTGGAATTTTGACAAACAAGAGCGGATTATTGCCGGTAAAGCGAAGGAACGAAAACCTATTACCAAGGCACAGGCGGAAAAGAAGAAAAATAAAGTAGTAGTGTCGCCCGGGATTAAAGTATAAACAGGTATGACACAAGGAGGTAGAAGATGGCAATTACAACAGCGTTTTCCTTGGAGGAGGCAAGAGAGCATCTTAAACTATGGAAAGACTGCGCAAGAGCGCTGGCAAGCGGTCAAGCCCAGTCATACCGCATAGGCTCAAGGGAGCTGACGCTGATTAACATGGATGAGATTAAGGCGAGTATCAACTATTTTTCAAACATCATCAATTCGCTAACCGGAACCAAACGCAGAAACAATGTGAGGCGGGTTGTGCCCAGAGATTTATAAAGAGCGATATATTGCCTGAATGGAGGTAAGACGATGTGAGGCAAGACAAACCCAAGCTGCTCGAAAGAGCGGTTTTTTTTATTAACCCGCAAAAGGGTGAAGAGCTGTACCAAAACCGGTTGAAACGGGAAAAAGGAAAGGCAAAGCCTAAGAAAAGTCGGGGCGCGCAGGCGTCCACCGGTTATGGTAACCACGGAGCGAGCAGGACGCTGAACTCCATGATCGGATGGATTGTTGGAGGGGGAAGCGCCGAGGAGGACGCGGACCTGCACGGTTCCCTGCTTAGGCGCAGAGCCCGTGACCTGTACGCGGGAGGGGGACTTGGGCGAAGCGGCACGGCGACAATGACCACCAATGTAGTGGGCTGGGGCATCCAACCTAAACCCAAGATTGACGGCGAGGCTTTGGGACTATCGGATGAAGCGGCCGCCGAGTGGGAGCGAAAAACACTGAGGGAATTTAAGCTGTGGGCCGAGAGCCCCACCTGTGACGCTGAACGGCAGGAGAATTTTTACGCCCTACAGGAGCTTACTTTTAGAAGCCAGTTAATGAGCGGGGACGTGTTTGCCCTGTTCGGCATGAAAAAAAACAAGCGCACACCTTACCAAACGACCTTGCGCATATTAGAAGCCGACCGTATTTGTACGCCCGACGGCATGCCGGGTGAAAGCGAAAGCAAGCAGCTGGAAAATGGCGGACGCATTGTGGACGGGGTAGAGATAGACAAGGAGGGCATGGTGGTAAGGTACCACATTGCCGATAAACATCCTTTGAGCGCTTCGGCTATGGGCGAAATGAAATGGACTGCCATTGAAGCGGTGGGGAATGAAACGGGATACCCTAACATACTGCATGTAACGCACAGAGAAAGACCCGAACAAAGGCGGGGCGTACCGTTTGTCGCGGCGCAGATCGAGCATATTAAACAGCTTGACCGTTACATTACAAGTGAGCTGGCCGCAAACGTGGTGAGCGCCATGTTAGCCGCGTTCCTGGAAAGCGATGACGATGACGGCTCAATGGGGGTGCAGGATGCCGTCAATGACGAGGAAAAGGTAAGCGATGATGAACTGAACATTGAGCTTGCGCCGGGCGCTATGTACAGACTGCCGCCGGGCGTCAGGCTGAAAGAATTCAATCCTATACGCTCCAACGGCGCCTTTGCGGACTTTGTATCGACATTGGAAACCATTATAGGCTCCAGCATGGAGATACCCAAGGAAGTACTGATTAAAAAGTATGAAAGCAACTACACGGCGGCCAGGGGCGCCTTGCTTGACTTCTGGCGCGTGGTGAAGGTACACCGAGCGGCTTTTAATGATAAATTTAATAAACCGGTATACGAACAGTGGCTTTCAGAAGCTGTAGCGCTTGGAAGGATTGAAGCGCCCGGATTTTTTGACGATCCCGCGATACGCCAGGCATGGTGCGGGTGCCAATGGATGGGTTCAAGCATGGGACATGTTGATCCGCTTAAAGAAGTGAAAGCGGCAGGCGAGCGCATTGGCTTGAACATATCAACGCAGGAGCAGGAGGCCAGCGAGTATAACGGCAATGATTGGAACGCCAATATTAGACAGCGCAAGAAGGAATTAACAGCGCTTGACGATATTAAGGACAAAGGATAAGGAGGGGAAGATGCAAAAACAGATGCTAAGGTTGCGCCATGAGGTAAAAATGAGCGCTGAAAACGAAGCGGAAATCATGGTGTATTCGGAAATAGTAAGCCCGGGATGGAAGTGGGACGAGAGCGAAATGAGCGCCGCCGACTTTGACAAGAAGTTAAAAGAAGTAAAGGGCGCGAGCAAATTGAAGCTGCGCATCAACAGCCCCGGGGGAACAGCGACGGAGGCGGTCGCCATGCGGGCGATGCTATTATCGGCCGGGTTTGAGGAAATTAATGTGGAGGTGGAGGGCCTGTGCGCCAGCGCCGCAACCCTTTTATGCTGCTTGCCGGGCGCTCATGTACGAATGGCTGAGGGCAGTTATTTTATGATTCACAACCCATGGAGCATTGCCTTTGGAAACGCCGAGCAGATAGAACGCACGGCTATCGCCCTTCGTAAAATGGAAGACGATTTTACGAGCATTTATCAAAAACAATGCGGCAAGAATGAAGAGCAAATTAAATCTTGGATGGACGATGAAACCTGGTTTACCGCCAAAGAGGCAGTAGACGCGGGCTTCGCCCATGAAGTGCTGGAGGCCGAGCCTATTGCGGCGACGGTCGCGCCTGACATGATGGGAGCTATGAAGAACTTATACCTTCACACGCCCGAAGCGGTGGCGGTACAAAACACGGTCAGTACAGGTAAATTGGCAGTTGCCGCCAATAAGCCTGCTGAACATAAAGAAAACAACAGCGAGGAGGAAACAGAACACATGGACATTAGCAAATTGACGCTGGAGGAACTGCAAGCGCAAAACCCTGCGCTGTTTCAGGCCCTGATTGACCAGGGGGGAGAAAGCGAGCGGCAGCGTATCCAGGAAATTGATGACTTGACACCGCCGGGCTATGAGGCGATAGCCGAAGAAGCCAAGGCAAACAAGACGAGCGCGCTTGAATATCACAAGAGGATTGTCAAGGCGCAGAAAGAAAAGAGCGATAAGTTCTTGGAAAACCGCATAAGAGAAACTGCCCCGGCCGCCCAAGTACCGGGCGGTGCGAGCGAGGACGAAACAGGCAAGGAAGCTGAAGAAAAGGCTATTCAAGCCAACGCCAAAGAGATTGCCGCTTTTGCTGAAAGGTACAGCCGAGGCGTGACCGGAGGCGGCATGTACTAATAGAAGGAGGGAAAAAATGTACAAGAAAATTGGGGAATATAAACCCGACTACCTATTGGCCGACCCAAACGGAGCGGATGTGATTACCGTACCTATTGAGCCGGGTAACGGCACCATAAAGCGCGGTACCGTGTTGTATCGAAAATCAAACGGCATGTATGCGCCGGCCGCCAGCGCGAATGTGGCGGCGACAAACTATCTTGTCGTTTTGGATGAGGAAATCAACTCAAACGCCGATTTAGTGGTGGCTGAGGACGCGAAGGCATATCGCGCGGGCAGGCTGATTGCGGGCAAGGTAAAACTGGCCTCCGACGCGGACCTGACCGCCGCGAACGTTGTTGTGCTGAGGCAGCAGGGCCTGGTGTTAGACCAAACAGCGGAGCTTGCGCCCGGCTTTGACAACTACAGGATTGTCATTACCTACAAGGCCAACGGCGGAACAGGCGCTGACGTGGTGGTATACACCGATAAAGGCTCAACCTACACCATCGCGGCCAATTCCTTTACAGCGCCACAGGGTAAGAAGTTTAAGGAATGGAACACCAAGGCAGCGGGGACTGGCGATGACTATGCCGCCTCAGCCAGCTATACAGCGGATGATGACCTTACGCTGTACGCGATTTGGGAAGATAACGTGTAACGAGGAAAGGACAAGGAGGATAAATTGTTATGAGTTTAGATATTTACTCAACGCGCGCGCAACTTGCGGCTATTGAGCTGATGCCAAGGGAGTACAGCTTTTTGTTTGATACTTTCGTGCAGGATGAGGGCACGGTGGAAAACGAAAAGGCTATTTATGACTATAAGAAGGGTGAGCGACAGATGGCGCCCATTGTGCAGCCCGGAACGGGCGGTGTACTGATGGGGCGTAAAGGCTATGAAACAAATGAGTTTGGCTTTTGCCAAATCGCGCCTGAACGTATCATCACCGAGCCCGATTTAAAAAACCGCGCGTTTGGCGAACGGATTTTAGGCGCGATGACGCCCGCCCAGCGCGAAAAAAAGATGATGGCTGAGGACCTTGTAGATATGCGCAAGGCGATTCAACGCCGTCGTGAGTGGATGGCCCGCCAAGTACTATTGACCGGCAAACTAAGCGTATTCCGCTATACCAACGAGGGACGCGACATGCGGACTACTCTGTTCGCGGACTTCGGCTTTACCCAAAACTTTACGCCGACCACGACGTGGGACCAGTCAAGCGCGACAATCGACAGCGATATGCGCGAAATGTTTGACCTTGTATATGAAGGACTTGGATATGTTGACATTATCGTAATGGCCCCGGATGTTGCCGACGCCATGATCGCCAACAGCGCCTATATCAAGCAGTTTGACGGCCGCAATATTGACATGGGTAAGATAAATACCCAGTACAAGGGCCAGGGCGTACGCTTTATCGGATGGAACTCCGACGGGGTGGAAATGTACGCGTTCAATGGCAAGTTTGTGGACGATGACGGAACAACTAAAGCTACCCTGCCAAGCGGCACGGTGATTGCGGGTTCCCGCCAGATGCTCAAATGCATACACGGGCCAGTGACTCAGGTTGAAAAAGAGGGCTCAGACGCACAGCATATGACCTACATTAAACAGGAAGTGCCGCTGCGCTACGGCAGTGTTGAAAGCAACTCCATTAAAAACAGGCTGACAAGCTGCCCTACCATTATGCCGTTTAACGTGGACAGTTGGGTGGTTGGGAACGTGCTGTAAGCAATCACGAAGGGGAGCAAGCTCCCCCTCGTGGACCCCCACTCACGCGCCCTAACAACACGGCCAGAGGAGGAACGCGGGCTGATAAACAAGGAGGTAGTGAATGAAGTTAGTTGCTAAACATTATGTCAAAACAGCCGACGGGACAGTGACGCCCGGCGAAGTTTTTGACGGGGACAAGCTGAGCGAAAATGAGCTATTAAGGCTTGTGCGCCTTGAAGCGGTTGAGGTTTTACAGCCCTTACCCTTTGTGGACGAAGGAACGGGAGAAGAAATGACCGAAGCGCCGGGCGGCGAACCGGCCGATGAAGAGCCTGAAGAGGAGGAAGAAGCGGATGAAGAGGTAGAGCGCAATATAGACGCCTCGGAGAATATCGTAACGAAACCCAAAAAAGCCGCGCCTAAAAAGAAAACGGGAGGTAAGGCCAAGTGAAGGTAAAGATGATCGCGACAAACGTTGTTGCGCAATTTGAAAGCAGCTATGCCCTGCGCCTGATTGAACAGGGCAAGGCGGTAGCTGTAAAAGAGACTAAGGCGGCGCCTAAAAAAGAAACGCCCAAAGCGGCTGACACAAAAGCTGAACCCAAGGGAAAGGAAGAAAAGGCGATAAAAAAACGGAACGCTTCCTGAAGAGTGAGGAGGTGAAAAAGGCGTGGCGCTAAAAGACAGAATACAAGATGACCTAACAAGGGTGTACATGAACCAAGACCATTTTGGCGAAAGGCACACATGGAACGGGCAGCCCTTTATATGCGTAACGGATGAGGAGGCTGCCTTAAAGCGCAAGAACAACAACGTGGTCGATATTAGCTGGGACAACAACACAACAGAAACGCTGGTGTATGTACCGGTGGAGGACCTGCCTGGACGCGCGCTGCCTAACGAACATGTGGTTTTTGACAACAAAAGCATGAAAATCATGCAAGTGCAGGAGGACATGGGGATGTATTCCATTCTGCTTGTCAACTTTGACCCTAAAAGAATAGCGCTATAGCGCTAAAATCGTACAAAAAAAGGAGAAAAGGGGAATGAGAACAAGCCAACGATTGAGGGGGTTAAAAACCTGGGCGTTTGAAAAGCTATGCCAAGGCCGGCAGATGAAAACGCCGGCGCCCGACCTTGACCTGACAAAAATTACAACGCAGGAGCCGCAAGTATTTCTCGCTTGGATGCCGACAAGGCCCGATTTAACGGAAAGAAACGAAGCGCAGCCCATTAATGTGGTGCCGAGCATAATTATAATGCCTAACGCGAGCAAGGCAAAAGATATGCGGGAAGAACGTTTTGACCGATACGACAAAGCAAGCAGGCCGGAGGAATTGGGGCGTGAGTTAAATGTCAGCATGCTTTTTAGCGTATATGAGCCCGGTATACGCTTGCCCGGATTCGTGGACAGCGTAAACAGCGAGCAAGGGCTTGATATGAACTTGATACGGGAAGGGACGGAGGAAGGGCTTTTTACCCTGCTTGATTGGATGGACGAGTGCATGGAGGCCCTGCTGGAGGTGGAAAGCATACCGGGGACGGACTTGTTTTTACATGAAAGAAGCGTTATCCACTCCCTGTATACTGACCAGAACTATGTGGTGGATAAGAGGCCCATCTTTTACGGATTTGTAAATGTGGGATTCGGCTGCTACGCGCATGGGGGCATCAACAGAAAAGTTGACGCCCTTTTAGATTAAGGAACAACAAAAAAAGAAACGGAGGAATAATCAATGAGTGAATACCTGCATGGCGCCTATGGGCAGACACAGGTCGCGGGGACGCCAGCGGCTCAAAAAAGTTTAAGGACTGCCTTTGTATACGTGGGCACGGCCCCTGTGCATACCTTAGAGGGCGGAGCGGCTAATGTGAATAAGCCCGTGCTGGTGAGCAGCTTCGCGGAGGCGAGCCAGCTTTTCGGATACTCAGACACATGGGCCGATTATACCCTATGTGAAGCGGTAAAGGCGCATCTTGAGCAAAAGGGCGTAGGGCCGCTGGTACTGATTAACGTGCTTGACCCTTCCGAACACAAGGAAGAAACAGGGGGGTCATTAGACCAGAAGCCGACAAACGGCCGGATTGTGGTGGCTGAGGCTGAAAAAATCATACTGGACAGCGTGGTTGTCAAGCTGTCGGCGGAACCGCAGACCCCGAAGGTGAAAGGTACCGACTATACCGTAAGCTACAACAGCGCAAAACAGACCTTGACTATCAAGGAACTGAGCTTAGGAGCTTTAGGCACCGAAAACCTGACCATTACCTGGGACATTATAGATCCGAGCGCTGTAACGGCCAGTGTTTTGATTGGCGAAACCGACGGTGAGGGGCTGAATACCGGATTGTTCGCGGTGCGGAATATATACCAAGAAACGGGCTATATTCCAAGCTACCTGCTTTCGCCCGGTTTTTCCGGCATGCCGACCGTGCATGAGGCTATGATTGCCAATTCAAGGAAGGTGAACGGGCATTGGGATGCGTATGTGCTGGCTGACATCCCTATTACGCACAGCGGCACCGCAATCACTTTGTCGAGCGCCAAAACATGGAAAGAAACCAACGGATATAACCGGGAAAACGAAACGGTATATTTCCCGCTCGCCAAAGGCATAGATGGAAACATCTACCACCTGAGCGTGCTGGCGGCCGCCAACCTGCAAGAGCTGCTGCTTGAACAGGACGGTATACCCTATAAGACTGCCAGCAATACCCCCTGCCCCATTATCCAAAACCTGTACCTTGGAGCGGATAAGGAGGGCAGGGGGTACGATGATACCTTGATTAATGAAAAATTGAATAAAAACGGCATCGCGTCCGCCGCCTTTGTGGGTGGACAGTGGGTACTTTGGGGAGCGCACGGCGCCGACTACAACCAAGAAGACAAGAACCAGATTAACGCAAGCGAAACCAACCGGATGATGCTCTATTACATTAGCAACGATTTCCAGCACAGACGAACCCGCGAAGTGGATAAGCCGCTTACGGCCAATGGCTTAGCGTCCATTGTGGCCGAGGAGAAGGCGCGGCTGGACGCCCTGGTAAAAATCGGCGCGCTGACCTTTGGTGAGGTGAGCGTTAATGCCGATGAAATTGCCCGCAGCGACATGTATGAGGGTGATTACAGCTTTACCTTCCGCGTAACAACGACGCCGCTTGCCAAGTCGGTGACCGCCATTGTGTCCTGGACGCCTGACGGATTCACGACTTACTTTGCTGATATTGATTAAAGGAGGGATAAAGCATGCCGCAAAAAGTATACAACAACGTGGTTGACCATCGGATATTGGACAACGGCAGGGTGTGCGAGGACGTGACGAGCGTCGCGCTGCCGAATATAAGCCACCCGACAACCAACATTGACGCAGCGGGTATGGCGATGGCTGTAGATATGCCCGATACTACCCGGCTTGAGGCGATGGAAGTTTCTATAGCGCACAACAACGGGGTTAATTGCAAGTATCTACAGAACCCCGGAAAGCACTTGCTGGAGTTTCGTCTGGCGCGTCAACGCTATAATGTTGGCGCCGGAGAGATCGAGCTTGAAAGCGTGAAATACCGGATTACGGGCGTACATAAAGGAACCGACAAAGGAAGCGTGGAGCGCGGCAATCCTTTAGGGAGTACGAACAAGTTTAGCGTACTGCGATATGAGGAGGAAATCGCGGGTGAAATCGTTACCATTATCGACGCAATGGCGGGCATTATTAAATTCAACGGCGTGGAAGTGACAAACACAGTTGAAAGCTTGCTGAATTAAACAATAAGCCGCCCAAGGGAAGAACATATGCCTTGGGCGGCGTATCGGAGGAAAAAGCATGAAAGAAAAACAAGAAACAACCGCAAACGAAACGATGGTCGAAACGCAGGCGCAAGACGCGAAAAACATGCAAATAGAAAGGCAACAGGCAATTGATAATATGATTGAGCAGTCCAACAAGTTTAACAAAGGGACGCTGATGCTTGAGGTGCCTATCCGAGCTGAGGATAAGGACGTAAAAGAATTGCGATATAACTTCACCAAACTAACGGGGTGGGAGTACGCCGCCGCTATGGATACAGACCCCGCGGGGGGAAACGTTTTTAATATATCGACAAAGCAGGCCTTGACGCTGTTTGCCAAGGCGGCCGCCAAAGAGACCAAAGGAATTGACGACATAGATATTCGGGAACGAATAAGCATACAAGACAGCGTTAAGGCGGTGCAGCTTGCGGCGCTTTTTTTCTTCGCTACAACCCGGGAGGGCGAGAAGCGTATTACGAGCGGGTTATAGACGCATCGGCTTTGAGCCACACGGGTATTGACGTATACATGAATATGAGCCTTGAGCAGTTTAAGGAATTTTACAGGGCTATACAAAGAGTATTCAGCAGGAAACAGTGACAGGGGTTACACGCAAGTAACCCCGCTTTTTTAAGGAGGAACGGCCGCGTGCAACTTATTTATGAAAACACGGATATTAGTCCGTTTGTGGATATTGTTCGGTGCAGTCACAGGGACGTAAGCGGCGGACGGTGCGACAGCATAGACATTGAGATGGAGCACGCGGCGGTTTGGCAAAAGTGGGAACCGAAAATTGACGATAAAATAAAGCTGATTAAAGGCGGGTTCGATACGGGAACCATGTACCTAAACACCATATTGCCGGAGAACGGCAAATATAGAATAATCGCCACGGCCATGCCCGCTATCGCGAGACGCAGAGCCTGGAAAAGCTACCACAACATGACTTTACGTGAAGTGATGGAGGCTTGCGCCGCGGAATGTCGGATGGAGTATGGACTGTACGGAATAGAGGGGGAAATTCATTACACCTACCTTGAAAGGCGCAATGAAGGGTGCGCCGCTTTTTTAGATCGATTAATTGAGCTTGAGGGAGGCGTATTAAAAACAATAAACGGGCGTTTGTGCGCCATAGGCGTGGTTTGGGCGCAGGCGCAAGAAGCGGGAAAAAAAATTGAGCTTGCGGCTGACCAAGAGGGCGTGCAACACATCAAACAGGAAGCCAACAAGTGGGCGGGGCTAAAAATACTGACACCCTATGCCGAGGTGTCCGCAGAAGACAGGAGCGCTAAGGGCGAAATACGACCGGTAGAAACTCGCTTGCCGGCGAGGGACGTGGTGCAAGCCGGAAGATGGGCCAGGGGATTGCTGCTGCACAATAATCGAAAAACGGAACAGTTGCTAATAAACACCCAGCTTGACACGGGGTTTACTGCCATGACGCGTGTGGATGTGACAAGCCATACGGAGGCAAATGGGCAGTGGCTGGTGGATGAAGTGGTACATGATTTAAAAAACGCGAGAACGCAAACAAGGCTATTGCGATGCGTAAGCGGCATTGCCTAAGGAGGATAAGAGATGGAGGGGGCAAGAATTGAGCGGGGCAAGGTGATTGGCGCGATCGAGCAAAAGTACATTATCCAATCGCTAAGCCGAGACGGAATTATCACGCCGCCCATTCCGGCGATTAATCAAGAAGAGTTTGAGGGGGGAGAAAAGGTATATTTCTTCTTTTTCCAAGACGGGACGGGGGCTGTTTTAGGAAAGATTGAATAACGGTAAGCCAATTATAAACCTGTTTTCGGCGGACGAAAAAGAAAAGGAGCGTGGACTGACGGCATGGCACAACAAAGACTGCAAACGATTATCACCATTGGCGGAAACGTAGACAATAGCTTTGGTCGAATAGGCAGCGCCTTGGTGGGCTTGGGATGGCAAATTGATTTAGTTAGCCGAAAGCTTATTAATTTTGGAAAAGAAAGCGTCGAAAAGTATGTCAATTATGACGACTTAATGCGCGAAGTGAAGGCGCTTGGTGAATATAATGAAGCCGAAATGGCCGCTTTTGACACTTACAACAAACAAATCGCGCAAACAAGCAGACATTCCATGGAAGCGGCCGCGTCCGCGGAAGGGCTGATTGCTCAGCTTGGATTGGGTATTGAAGAAACCAGAGCCTTGCTTCCAAGCGTTCTTGACCTGAGCGTGGCTGCCAAAACGGATACGGAAACGGCGCTTGATTACCTGTACTATTCGCTGAACGCCTTTGACATGGAATTGACGGAATCTCAAAAACTGGCTGATCAGATGTCAAAAACAGCGGCCATAGGCGCTACCGATATAGATTCCCTGGGCGGCACTTTCCAGCGGTTGGGTTCAAGCTTGCGGCTATTTAAGGGCGGGTCAAGCGAAGTATTGGCCATACTCAACGGCATCGGGCAATTCGGCGAGGATATGCAAGGCACCAAGGCGGGCACGCAGATACGCAACTTTATGCTGAGCCTAATCGCGCCGGTCGCAAGCAAAGCCGACCTACTGGCGACGCTGAATGAAGCGGGTATAACGGCAGAGGAATATGAAGAGTACATATCTGAGGCGGGCATCAGCACGGAGGAAGCGGCCGCGGCAATGGAACAAATGGGTTTCACTGTTTATGACGCGAGCGGCCAGATAAAGCCGGCCATCCAGATTATTGACGAGTTGAACAAAGCGCTATCGGCCTATAATGAGGAAGACAGAAATAAAATATTAGGCACGATATTCGGAAAACGTACCTATGTTACGGCAAGCAACCTGCTAAGCATAACCAAGCAGGAATATGAAGCGTGGCAAAGGGAAATACTGTACAACAGCGACGGATTCACCAAAAACATGGCCGAAACTATGGACGAAGGCCTGGGCGGAGCTTTTAGGCGGCTTGACGCGGCCAGGGGCGTCTTGCAACAAACGGTAGCTAAAAGCCTGGAACCGACTATCGACAACATGGCCAACGGATTAAGGAACATGGCTATTGAAATGAGCAACATTGACCCTGACAGAATGGACGCCATCGTGAGTGGATTGGGTACCTTAGCGGTCGCGGGACCGGGGTTGATAGCTACAGGGCTGGCATTCAGGCTGATTGGCTACGCGCTGACGCCTGCCGGAGGCATAGGACTGGGGATTATTAGCCTGTTCGCGCTATCCAATACCATAAACAAGCTGAAAGAGGCGGATATGGCCGCCAATTTTGGAGAGATGAAGCTGGAGGCGGAAGTCCTAAGCGATCACATTAAGAGCCTAAGCGATGAGTTTAACAGGGCATACAGCGAAGTGGATCAATATAGGCTGGCGATGGATGGCGCGGTCGAAAGCTACAAAACAGCGAGCGGGACCTTTTCACAAAAAATAACGACGCTGATGCTGACGGGCGCGGAGATGACGGACAAGGACAAAGCAGGCCTATACAACCTCGGCGCGGCGATGCATGACGAAGTTAAGAAGGGAGTGGAGAACTCTACCCTCGCGTCGATGGCGTACTGGACGAAGTTTTTTTCCGGGGAGGGGAAAAACGATGAAGTTTACGCAAGCCTTATTGAAACGCTGGGCTGGGGGCATGAAAGAATTATCGCCAGAGTGGAGCAAACGGCCAAAGAATTAGGCGAGGAAATGGACAAGGCCTTCGCGGACAATATTATCACGGGCGAAGAATGGACGGTCATACGCGATAAGTTTGACGAATACAACAAAGAACTCGCCCTGATGATTGACGCAGAAAACTTCGTGAAACAGCAGGAATTAATGCGAAAGGTACAAAGCGCCAGCTACGATGAGATACAAAACTTATCCAAAGAGGTGACCGACGAGCGGGACGCTATGCTTGAAAAATTGACCGCGGAATACCAAAGAGAACGTGATTTCGCGGAGTATATGTACAATGCCCGGATTGAAGCGGCGGAAACGGAAGCGGATAAAAATAAGTATATTGCCCTGCGGGACGAAGCGCTCAGACAGATAGACGCAGAGTTTAAAACCAAGCATGAAGGACAAAAAACCGGCTATGACAAGATGAACCTGCTTATCTGGAAGAAACTGATTGAGGGAAGCGGACTGCAAGAGACATACGATGCCCTGAGCGGATACGCGGACATGGTACTGGGGGGATTGATCCCGACCGAAACGGCGATAGATGAGTTCAGGCGCAGGCCGGGAACCCAAAGGCAGCAGGTGGGAGAGTACATAGCGAGAGGACTGTTTGCCCTGGGCGGGTACGAAGATATTGCGCAAGCGATGGAGTACTGGGAAACGCAGGCGCAAAGCGCGAAAAGCGCGGAATCGCGGAAACAACTGGATGAATTAGCCCACTACTACCTGATGGCGCAGATCGCGTCCGGCGGAGAAGCGTGGGGTATTACACAGGATGTCTTGTGGGGAATAGGCGGAGGCAATATATTCACTGTTTCCGGCCTTCCTACTGGCGTTGACATTGAAAAATACATACAACCGAGCGCGGAGTACAGCAGAGAAACGGCGTTGGAGGTTATCGAAGGACTTGGAGATGATATGAACGCTGTTTGGCAGGCGGTAGGTCAAGCGATAACTGAACAGGACATTATGCCCGCCAATTACGCGTTTGTGGACCTTGGCGAGGAGGGCAGGAAGGAGTTTAACCGTTTAATCGACCAACTGGCTGAAGTATACGATTTTGAAAAAGTACTGGCTGGCAATGCGCACCCCCTGGCGCTTATGGACGAGTTTCGGGAAGTGTACGCGGCCTATGAATTGCTGTATGGAGAAGCGGGCAAGGACAGCGAAAGCTACCGAAAAACGCCGAAAGTGGACGTTGAAATGCCTGATGGCGGCAAATCAGCGGCAGGATTTATAGCCGCGGCGCAAGAGTACCTGAATGAAAACCCGGGCATGTGGCAGATAGGCATACAAGGCGGGCTTTTTGGAAGGTTAAATCTTTTTTCGGAAGGAGGCCGAGCAACCGAACCAAGCGTCTTTGGAGAGGCGGGAGCGGAATGGGCCATACCCGAAGAACACAGCCAAAGGACAGCTTATTTGCTGGACGAAGCAAGGAAAGCAAGCGGTTTTACATGGGGTGAGTTAATAACAAGAACGGGCGGCTTAAACGCGGGAAACAGGGGCAGGGTACAGGTGGTGTATTCCCCAACCATATACGCGCAGGACGCGAGCGACGTGGAGCAAAAGCTATACAACGACAAGGAACGGTTTATAAAATGGTTCGAAGAAAAAGAGCTGCTTGAAGGGGTGGAGGTATACAGATAATGGAACTGAGCGGATACCAATATAAATGCAGCGCGGGCGAGAGTTTTGACAGCGTGGCGCTTGAATTGTATGGCGACGAAAAGCACGCGGCGGACCTTCTGATGGCCAACCCCGAGCTATGCCATGTAAGCGTGTTTAAGGGCGGGGAAGCGCTGCTTCTTCCGGTGGTGGCGCTGCCCGAAGATGAGCGGCAGGAAGCCCCCAACATGCCGACGGTGGCGCCGTGGAAACGCTGAAGTTTACGCCTATGAGGAGAAAAACCCCTTTGCAGGGTTTTGGGTATGTAGTGGAAGGAGACAATAAAAGTGGAAACAGGAAGATGGAACGGCCATGTATTTACCGTTTCGCCTAATTTAATACGGGGATTTACAGGGCTAAGCATCACGGGCGCGAGTGAAACAAAAAACAAGGCAAGCGGAGGGCAGCAGTATGTAACCAAGAAAGCGGGGAAACCGGTCGAGGTAAACCTGATAGTTGGGCTTAACGCCCTGACAGGCTGCCGTGTGCGTGATGAGGCGATGGCTTTGGTGGAGGACGCGAGGAAGGGCGCGACCAATTATTTTTACGTAGGCGCCAAGAAGTTAATGACCTGCCAGATGATGCTGACAGAAGCCAACGTTGAAGAAGTTGTAATAGGACCGAGCGGACAATGGATGAGCGCAAGCGTGAAGCTTACACTGAAACAAAGCGGGATTGGAGCAGGAGGGGGTTCCGGTGTGGCCGCCGGGGGAAAAAGAAATAGCGCCGTCAAACACAATTCAGCGATAATGGCGGAATATCGGAGGCGTAACCTTGATAAATTTGGAAAGGGCGAACAAAACGAAGTTACGCTAAGCCTTGCGGAAAAAATACGACAATACGTAAATAACGCCAAAGATTTAACGAAAAAAAACAAGGCGGCAAACAAGGGTGGCGGAATCGGCGGAAAAATATCAACTGTTTCTGTAAAATAATAGGAGGCGGTGAAACATGGCTGAATATGTAATTAATAATTTGCCATCCCCTATTGAATTTGAAAACGTAAGCGGCCCGGTTAAGCGAACATTGCAAAACGCCAAAAACCTTCTGATGACACAAATGGGTGAGGTGCCATACGACCGGTATAGGGGATTTGACTCAGCGCTTTATGACCTGCCGTTACAAGAGTTAAGAGAGCGCCTTTTACCGGAATGTGACCGCCTGATGATGTGGGAACCCGACGCGGAGGTGGTGGACGCTGAGTGTGAGCTTAATTCGGACGGACGGGTAATCATTACATTGATTTTGGAAATTGATATAGACGGATAGGAGGAAAGGCATGAACACGACACATTACCTAAGTTATGATCCCGATGAGATATGGCTTGAAATGGTAAGCGCCCATGTGGAAGCGGGCGGAGACGTGCTTTATCCGGGCGATGAGAAAGAGATGCTTTTACGGAGCGTACAAAGCGTGGTGGTGCAGTTGTTTGCGGCTGTAGACAATGCTTTAAGAATGAATACATTGCGCTTTGCTGCACGAGAATATCTTGACCTATACGCGCAGAAACGCAACTGCTACCGGATAGAAGCGGCGGCGGCGGAATGCACAGTAGAAATTAAATTTAAAGCAACGGGACAGGCTAAGGTATTGCCGATCGGAACGGCGCTGACAGCGGACGGCGAGCGCTTTTACGCTTTAACCGAAGCGGTAGAGCAGACGGGAATTGCGCAAACAGTTATCGTTGGAATCAGGTGTACAGAAGAAGGAGGGGCAGGAAATGGACTGATTGCCGGGACACAGATGCAATTTGTTATACCTAACCCGGCAGTTGAAAGCGTGTATGCCTATACAGACGCGGCGGGCGGGCAGGAAAAAGAGGATGATGAGAGTTATCGTGAACGGACAAGGCAGCATGGGCTTATCAACATTACAACGGGGCCGGAAATACAATACAGGTCAAAGGCCATGAGTGTAACAAGTGAAATACTGGACGCCAAGGCGGTGAACGAAGAGGCGGGGAAGGTAGGCGTATACCTGATATTAAAAAGCGGTACAGGGGCGGCGGCAATTATCCAAAGCGTAGAAGAGGCCTTAAACGCTCAAAACGTGCGGCCGCTGACCGACGAGGTAAACGTATATGAAGCAGGCGATATAGCTTATACGCTGAAAGCGCAGTACACGGCGGATACGCATACTGAAACGGCAAGCAAGATAGCGGCGGCGGTCGCGGAATACCAAGCGTGGCAAGACAATACTATTGGCAGACACTTCAATCCTGACAGGCTAATGGCGGCATTGTACCAGGCGGGAGCAACACACGTTGTTTGGGGAACGGGCAGCGAGTTTAATGGCGGTACGGTTGAGTACACGGAGATTGCCGAGAACAAGCGATGCAAGGGAACCATTACCTCGGAGGTGTTACCATGATTAAGTTTCGGATAGAGGAATTAGTCCCCCGATTTTTATTGAAGGACAAGAACGGGTACGCCCTTTCAAAAGCCATTGAAAGGGCGCTTCAAATTATGTGCGACAAAGTAAAAGAGGGACTTGACATTATACTTGACGTTGAGAAAATGCCGGAGTGGCGGCTGGATGAAATGGCGTGGGAACTGGGAGTTTTATACGACTATACGGCAGAAGTTAAAGAAAAGCGCAGGTGGATTCGGGAAGCGTTGCCTATGTTCGCGGCGTATGGAACACCGCAGGCGATATACGACTATCTTTTGGGCGTGTTCGACACGGTAAAAGTGGAAGAAAACTGGGAGTATGGCGGCGAGCCGTTTAGATTTAGAGTAATTGTTGGCGGTGATTATACGCAAGAAAAAGAAGCGTGGTCGTTGAAAGCGATTGAGCAGACCAAGAACGTAAGAAGCGTGCTTGACGCGCTGATTTCTGTGCAGGGCGCCGACAGCGGCATTGTGATTAAAAGCGGGAATATTGGCGCAAGCATACTTTATCCACTGTGCGGCGCTGCCGAATGCGGCGGTGAAATGTACCTGATGTAAAGGAGTGTTGGCATGATAACGGCGGACGGGATAAATAAGATTGAACAGTTTTTTATCGAAGAAATTGACAAGGCGCAGTTTGTCATAGGCACGACTGCCTATGACGCCGCGAGCACGGAAGTTGAACTGGTAACGGAAGAGGACAGGCTGATGGTGATCGCGACAAGCGGAAACGACTTACCCGTTGGCGAAACGATAACGAAAATGCGCATACTGGCGAAGGACGCGACCGTATTGGCGGAAGATGAAACGAGCCTAATCAGGACAAGCCAGGCGGATGGGCTGTATTACGGCTTCAGGATTAGCATTACACAGCAGGGAGAGTAATAAAAATGGCCTACACAAAAATAGATTGGAAAGACAAGGCTGTTGAATATCCACGGCGATATAATCTAATAGAAGAAGCTGACGGCAAAGTAACGCTGATACCGGCACCAGGTGAAGTGACGCAGGAAGCAACGCCGTTGAACGCGGAAAACCTGAACCATATGGAGCAAGGAATAGCCGACGCGCATGAAGGGCTGGAGGGCAAGGCGGACACCACGCACGGGCACAAGGCGGCGACTACGACGGCGGCGGGATTCCTGTCCCCCACAGACAAGTCGAAGCTTGATACCTTGGACGGAAGGGTAAACCAGGGCGTGAAATCGACCGACAGCCCTGAGTTCGCGGGCCTGACCGTGAATGGAGTTATTACGGGAGCGACTTTTAATTAAGGTGGTGAGCGCTTGGCAATCG